TACTCCTGCTCTAGCTAATCTTGAATCTTTCTTTTTTGGCATGTTATCTCCTAGTGTTTTCCATTTAACCTACTTATTACACCTTTAATTTCTGACACTTGATTATCTAAATCATTTATTTCTTTAGTAATGCTATCAAACTTTCTATCAAGTTTATCATCTGACTGATTCCATCTGTTAATAAGTTTAATAATCATTCCTTCCATATTTTCAAGAGTCTCACTTTGACCTCTGTTTTCAGTCTTTAACCCCTGTAAAGACCTCGCTTGTTCATCAGCTCTTTGAGATTGTTTAAAGTACCCATAAAAGAAAGCAGCACATACTAACCCCATCGCTCCGTATTCAGCATAATATGACATAAAGTCTTCCATATCAATCAATTATTAGTATTATCCATAATATTAAAATTACAACATCTATGCAAAATAAATCCATTACTCCTCTTCATCTTTGCACTTATCACAGATACCAACAATTTCTCTAATTCCATTCCCACAATTACTACATTTAAAAGGTAGTGCCATTATTTTTTCCTCATTGTCATATCAATATAAACTTTTAAATCAGATTTAATCTCTGCGTTCCACTTCTTTATTTTACCAAGCTCATTCATAATGATGTCCATCCGATGTTGTAAGTTTTCATGCTTCTCATCAAATCTTTTGAGAGTATCTTCTACTTTTTCTTTTAAGATAAATCTTACTACGCTATATAAAGCAAAAGCTAAACCAACGCTAAGAGCAATTGGAAATCCTAATTCTTGTACTAATGTTATAACTTCAGAAGTCATTTAAAACCCAGTCATTTCTCTTTTTTCACTTTTTATTAATTTAAAAACAATTTTTTCAGCACCATTATCTGTTTTAATTATTTTATGCTCATAATGCTCATCAAGAGCCATTGGATAGTCCTCAAATAAAAGAGGTTTCGTAAAGCAAACAGGCATATTAGAGCTTATACAGGCATTGGCTATTGATGGTCTTACGAGCCTACCATTTTGAGTCCCACCTAAATATTTAACATTATCTTTTATAGTAACTCTTTTCATTTCTTTTTCTTCCTCCAACTAAAAGGATTTAAATTAAGTTCTCGCTCAAAAAACGATATGCGTTCTTCCATTGCTTCTCTTGTTTTTTTCTCTTCTATTTGATTCTGTTCCACAAGTTCTAATATCCTATTATCAGCAAGTTCCATTCTTCGCTCAAGCTCTGCAAGGCGATTTTCAATTCGTAAGTAGCCCAACACAATAAAAGCAACTGCAACAATAATTTGCCCAAGCCACTTAATGTTAAGGCTAATACGAAAATTATCATCAATTTTTGCCATCCCATATGACCTATATGTTTTCGGTTTCTCACTCACTTTTCTTTCTTACATCTTCCCAGATATGATGCTTATAACAATAATTTTCACCAACAGTAATACCATTATTAATTGTATTAGAAACATACCAATGTTGAGAACTATCTTGGTCTGTAATAATTAAATAATCTATATGAATAGAATCAGAAGGAGTTATATCTAAACTTCCAACTGACCAACCACTTTTACACCCAGCAGACAATAAAACCAATGCTAAAATAAATAACATTAGAATTAACCAAGAAGCTATGCCCATTATTTCTTGTTTTTTCATATTCATTTAAATTACCATCCACCACGCAGCTGCCACTTCAACAAATACGTCTGAAGCAGTATTAATAGCCCACCTTTTTTTAGTTCCATACGTTTCTTCTGTACCCTCTACGTAAACTTCAAATATTTCCCACGCAATACCTATTATAAGTACCCATAAGACTGCCCATAAATCTGATGCACCTAACCATTGTGCTACTTTTGCTATAAATAAACCAGCTGCTATATGATAAGATGTCCAACCATCTAATGCACCTGAACTAACTTGCCATCCGTAAAATGTTGCTAAAGGGTTCTTCATATTATTTCTTTATATGTTTTGCGTTAAAGTTTTCTACAATTCTTGATAGTAATTCTGCTTTAGTCTCACTATCACTATAAGTAATACTTCTCATATCGTACCACGCTTTTATTTCTGTTTTCGTATTTGATTCATCAGGGTATTCAGATTGTAACGTAGCAATACCATTTATTAATTGATGTGTGCCTATTGTTAATCTTCCGTGTCCACTGTCATATACTTTAGCACATTCATCAACGTAATGTTCTTCTATTGTTTCAAAGCTATCAGAGCGTTTTACAACTTCACCATCTACTTCTACGAAGTAATCATAACGAGAAGAAGGGTAAGTCAAAGTCTCAACAGTTCCGTTAGCATACGTTTTAGTACGTACAGCATTAGGAGTTGTGTTACGATGTAACCTAATTCGATGACCTTGACTACTCTTCCTTATAATCA